GGATTGCCTCAAGGGCATCGTGCATTTCATTTTCCAATTGTATTGCTTCTTCTTCTGATATATCAATATTCATTGGTAAACGAACTTTAACTCCAACAACATTGGAACCAATATCCATATCATATATCGCACCCGGCGTAAGACATTCACGCTCTTCATCTGGGTTTTTGATGTAATCTTTCCAATTTTCTAATAATAGTTTCATAGTTTATCCTACAAAGATGGGTAGCGGAGAGCGACGAAGAGTTTCTTCTGCTGCCGTGACCTTCTCTTGTTCTTTTTTTGCGAGTTCTGGGTATTCAATTTCTTTTAGCATATCTGCTAGTTTCTGTCGTAGATCATCTTTTTCTTTTTGTGCCTCGGATAGAAGAGAAGAGTAATTTAGAGTAACTGACTCACCGGGGATGGGAACAGACTGGAACTTACCACGAATCTGTCCCAACATTTCTTTGCATAATGCGAGAGCATAGTTACGAATCCATTGCTTGCCCATGGAGTTAATGTTCTCGTATGGAATGTTGTCAAATGGTAGAGTGTTAATGTTGTTAACACCGTTCACCCCAGTATTTGTATCTCCATCCTCTCCCCATGAATTGTCTGCGATTCTAAAGCGAACCCAAATACGATCAAGGTACCCTGCAAAGTTATCGTCACCACGAGGTGTCGGATATAGTCTCAATTTGTTATCTATGATCTCAAATGAATAGTGCGAAGTTCTGGTGTAGAGAGAATCTTCATACATTATTGCTTGAAGTTTGTTCTGCCAAGTTGGCACAATCTCAAAAGTAGAATCGTCAGCATACTGACCGTAGGTTGAGTAATTGCCAACAACACCTATGCCACCATAGTAGCCATAGAAGCGCCACATCGCGATTGGAGAGCGATAAAAAACTTTATCGATTATAACTCTGGAATCTCCAACTTTTCCAGCATAAGGTACAGCGCCACCAGTGTCATCAACACCAGATGCAGAGGAAGATGAGATAATAGATTGAAGATCGTAGTCTTGTTTGTTTTTGACAGTTGTAAATGAAGCAGAATAAATAGCAGTGGTGCCGCCAAAGCCAGCCATAGTTGCCACTGCATCACCAACTTTATTTGCATAGGAAAGAGTAATCTTTGAATACTGGAGATTTACTCCTGAAGGACCGGAAACAGAATCACCCAAGTGATCGAAAGTGCCGGTTGCCTTACCAAGTGCGTCAGGAAGAATGTTCTTCCCTTGATGCATGTTGAGGATATATGAATATTCTAATACTGCCTCTTCGTATGCAGCGTACACATTTGCGTTTGTAAGCTCGATATCAACGACATCGCCACCGAGTCGCTTGTAAACAAAATCTACTTGTTTTGCTGCTCCTGTAAGAAAGTAATTTGAATCATTGTAAATTCCAAAAGGAACTGCTGCTGCAACAGCCGAAGGATCACCGGCAGAAGAAAGAATTACTGCGCTAGTCTCGGATAATGGTTGTAAGTTTGTGGGCATTCATAGAGCCTCCTAATCGTAGTAAATAGTGAGAGCATAAACAAAAACCCCCTGCGCAGGGCAGGGGGCTTAGGTTTTAGAGTTGACTACCTATCAGGCGCCTGACTCACCTAGTAGACCACGAACGACGACTAGACCGTACATATCTGGACGAACCATCTTCTTCGCGTAGCGGGTCATAACACCCTTACGTGGCACGAAGTCTTCAGGTCCGAAGATTGTGGGAGTAGTCTGTAGTGGGACGTAAGGCGCGTAGACGTAGCCGCTTTCGAGGAAAGAGCCACCGCGACGACCAACTAGAATGACGTTGCGTAGGAAGTAGGGGTCAACGATGACATCAAACTTCTTGCTGAGAGCGCCGACCTTGAGAGCGCCAATGGAGCCCTTCTCGTCGGTGTGAGTGACGCTTGCACGGAAGCCAGCGGTGAACTCAAGGATGTTGGCAACCTCGGGTCCGCAAACGACGAAGTTAGCACCACCACGTAGAGTCTTACGATGGATCTGAGCAGAGACATCGTTGATGGTCTCAACGAGGGTCTCGTACCACTCACTGACAGTACCAGTGAAGTCAGGAGCCTTAGCGCTGGCACCAATCTCGTTACCGTTGGAATCAACGAAGAGACCGGGTGCGCGTGACCAGTAACGGGTAGCTGCGGTAGCGCCGTTAACGAGGTCAGCAAGGATCTCGCGGTCAATCTCTAGAGCGATCTGCTCGGAGAGAAGGCTGGTAAGCTCAACCTCTGCATCCAAGTTGTGGTATGCGTTGAGGTCCTGACCAAGCTCTGGGGTCCACTTGGCCTTGAGCTTCTTGGTCTGAGCGGTGACAGCAATGGAATCGACCTTGATGTCGATCTCAGGGATGTCGGCAGAGCCTTCAAGACCCCACTCAGTTGCACCACGGACTGCACCAAGGTCGGTGTTAGCACCGGACTGGAACTTGTCAGTGATTGGAACCTGAAGCTTAGAGTTACCATCAGCAAGAGCGGTATCATCAGCAACACCACCGCCTGCACTACCAACACGAATCTGGTCGTCAGAGCCGGTGGTACCAACGAATGTGAGGTAAACAAGGCTTCTATCAGCATCAGCGTATCTGGTCAAGCGACGAGCTAGGGTGTTACTTGCTTCAACAACTGCATCACCAGTAGTAGTAGCGAAGGTTGCATTAGCAGATTCAACTCTAAAAGCTGAGAAGTTGTCTAGATCAGCAGCAGAACCACCATCTGATGGTGAAATATCAGTAAGAGGAACACGGACAACTGCTACAGCGTGAGTTGCAGCGGTACCAAGGGTAGTCTCAAGAGCGAGAATATCAGGATCGTACTGAACAAGCTTTCTCTGAGCATCAGTCATTGATGAGGTTAGGGCGAAAGTGCGCCAAACCTTACCAGCGGTGCTAAGAGTGGAGCTACCGGTTGGGCTAGCGTAAGCGTAACCACGAGCGGAGGCACGGGGACCAGATAGGTCAGAACCGTTTGAGGCTACGAGGTCAACACCACCGGTAACCTGTGAACCAACCTGATCGGTGCCGTAGATGGACTTGCCATCAACGTTGCCGAAACGGTTACGACCAGAAACATCAGTACCACCAAGCTCACCAGAAAAGGTGAAGTCGAGGAAGAAGATGAGACCAGAAGGTAGGCTCATGGGCTGAACGCTGACGAGATCGTTGGCGATAAGACCAGCGAAAACGCGACGGACAATGGGGAAAGCAACAGCAGCGAAACCTTCGACATCACCACTTGACATGGTGGTGCTCTCACGGAGAAGCTCCTTGGCTTGGTTTTCAAGTAGGCGAGCCATGGAGTTAGCCTGACGCTCACCCTCAAGACCCTCTAGGAGACCAGTCTTCTTCCACTTGGAAAGAAGTGCGTGGGACTCAGCACGCATATCACGATTGACAACGCCTTCGGTCAATCTTTCAACAATACTAGACATAATGAATAAACCTCCTTATAATTTGTTATTCTAAACCTGCTAGTTTACGCATTCTCGCAGTGAAAGGATCCGCTTTGGGCTCTTCCTTGCGAGATGCACGGATAACGGAAGTTGGACGGGTGATAGCTTCGCTTAGTGATTGTGGTCCTCTCTTGGGAGTGGACGCCACTGTGCTTTGAAGGGTCTCGTGGATTGTCTTCGCTTCCTCAACCGAACCAGCCTTAGAAATCGCTTCGACAATTCTTTCTTTTTGTCGCTCATTCAGGGAGATATTTCTCAGCGTGCGGTTGGTGTAAAGGAGTCGTGCATTACTAAGATTTACATCCTGCACGTTTTCCTTAAGTGAATTAACTACTTCTTGGTAGTTAGAAAGATTTTGTTTTAATTTTTTGTTCTCGAACACTAGCTCTTCTTGAGCCTTCTTAAGTGCTTCGAGTTCTTCTGCGACATCGGTGCTGCGACGGTGTGCCATCTCAAGCTCCATCTGGTGCTTCATGTCGTCATCAGAACGACCAGCCCAACCAGAGAGCGTAGCACCCATGTCTACAGTAAGTTTTTCCATAATTGCTTCAAGGAGAGCATCGGAGAGTTCTTCGTAAAGATCTCCATCTTCCTCACCCTCTTCCATAACGTCATCATCTTCTTCGGCTTCCTCAAGAGTTTCTTCGTCTTCTTCGGAAAGCATAGAGGAAACCATTTCCATGATTGACTCTTCGTCAAGTTCAATTTCTTCGTCCATTGGTTCTTCTTCTACATCTTCAGACTCTTCAAGTGTCTCTTCTTCTTCAACGCCTTCACGAAGCTGGTTTAGTGCTTCTGCGAGTTCTTTGAAATCGATTGTGACCTGTGCATCGTCGCCTTCGTTTACGCCGTCAAGCTCTGCAACATCTTCGGTAAAAGCATCGGGAACACCTTCTGCAATCTCGTCTTTTTCGACTTCTTCGTCCATGGTAGCTTCAGCATCAGCATCGGGCTCTTCTTCGCCACCAAGACCAGCGAGAGCATCAGATAATTCATCTTGCTCAAGAAGCTGGCTAAGAGTTGACTTAACCTCTTCGGAATACTTATCAATAATGGTGGCTTCCGCGTTCTTCATTGCGGCTTCCTTCAACGCTTTGGCGTCTACGATTGCTTGCTCTAATAGTGAGGACATAAACAAAAACTCCTGTAGAAATAGTTTTTCAAATTAAATAGTGCGTAAATGAAGTAAAAGCAAATGTTTATTCAACTGACTTTAAAGCATCAAGCACCAATCTAGCAATTGCCCTGCATGTTACTATATCTGGTGAGTTAAAATCGTCTGGATCATAATTAAGCAATAAAGAGTTTACTTCCTCTTTTGAAATACATAATTCCATTTTAACTCCATCGATTTCAAAACCTTCATACAATTTTATCATTGTTTTTATTTGGTCTATGTGTTTCATGCGTTATCCAACCTTATTACTAAATATTTCATTATTGCTTTATGTTCTGCATCTTCTAGAGCCGCTACAGTATTAAATCTAGTTCCTATTCCAACTTGTATATAGAGGGGATCTGTACCTGTCGTGCTTGTACCAGCAGCAACTGTAGCTTGTGTTGTTGTGTTGGTTGCTGTTACTGCTCCACCAGACCTGCCAATAGCAAAGTTATGTACCATTTGAACAACACTAGAAGTCAAATGATCTGCGACTGCCCCTCCCCCAGAAAACTTTAACAAACGATCGTACTCATGCTTTCTGCCTACCGAACCATCCAATTCGTTAACCAGAGCAAAATGTTGAAAATTTTGCCTTACAGTTCCAACTGAACCAGTAGCAAGCGGACTAACAGAGGTTCCCAATCCAAAACCAAAAGGAGCAGGGTTTGAAGAAGATTGAGCCTGTATGGTAGCTATAAGTATAAAACGCTCATCTGTGTTAACTTGGACACCTTTAGAATCTTTTAATAATTTATACCATCTTGCACCTTGATAACTATTATTACTAAACTGTGTGGAAGCTCCAGAAGAAATTGCATTTAAAGTAGCAGTATTTACTTCATTAGAAAAAGTATTAGATTTAATTTGACTGTTTACATCAATATAAGACCAACTACCATCTGTTAAATCAATCGTATTCATTTCTAAATCAGCTAAATCACTATCGGGCTGTAGAACCCATGTTCCATTGTTGTCGATTAAATCAGGCATCAGCTTGTACTCACTATATAAAAACTTCTTACACCATCAGATGCAATTGTGATTGCTCCATATCCAGCTTGTATCTTTACAACACCACTGCCGTCAATTCTATCACCAGAACTATACGCACTTGCGCTTATAACAATGTGATTTGAACCAGAACAGCTTCCACTAACGTCTTTAAATGTAAATCTTTGTCCAGAACCATAAGTGTTTGCTGCCGCAAGAGATGCTGTAATAACCGATCCTGTAGTAACGATTCCCATTAAACTATGGTTTGATGCTACTGTATAATTTGCTGTAAAACTATTATATGCATTAGTGGCAAGCCCAGTTAAATTAGAACCATTGCCATGAAAAGAAGTTGCAAATATTTGTGACGACGAAACATGAACTGACGCAGTTAGTTGACCAGTAACTGTAAGCGTGTTTACAGTTGTGTCAAAAGACAACTGATTAGGACCCAAAAACGCACTACCGTTTTTAATCTGCACTGCCCCGTTGTTGCCATTTGGCGGGTAGGTTGTGATACCACTTGTTACACCTGCTGCAAGATTTTGATACGTTAAATATTTTGGAACATTTCCTGCTGCTGAATCGGAAAGGAGAAATTTGTCTGCGTTAACTGGGGATGTTTTTTCGATTGTCAAAGAGGGGTTAGTTCTTAATCCATTTACTGTACTCTCCAGTCCTCCAGAGCTAGAAAGTTTCACAATCAAGTTTCCACTACTATTATCTGTTGAGTCTCCAAGACTAAGATCAGCAGCAGAAATGTTGCCAACAAATTGATTAGTTGGGACACTTGTTAAGCCAACTGCGCTTCCGTAAAATGCAGATCCAGAAACATTTAAAGAAGCTGATATGTTTCCTGTGACTGCCAATACAGTTCCGTCATAAGTAAGTCCAACAGCACCAGAGATACTATTAGCTGCTTTTGCAACTACTACTGTATTAAGAGTGGCATTATCAAAAGTTGTAACAGCAACATCCAATCCACTTAATCCAGAGCCGTCTCCATAAAATGCACTTGAAGAAACGCCAAGAGATGCTGTTATTATTTGGGAAAATGTTTTTACGCCATCAATAGTTTGGTTGCTGTGGTCGTCAACCATGCTCTCAATAGAGCCAGTATTTGAATTTATGAACTGAACATTTCCTTTGAGAACGTTATAAGCCATATAAAAAAAGTCCTTTTATTTTAGGTTTCTCAATAAATAGTCGCAAGAAAAAAGGATGCCCCCCGTATAGGAGGGCACCCAGAAGAAATCTGATTAAAACCAGAAGGTTATATCAGATGATTCGCCAATCGTTGGAAGCAACGTAGACCATAGAAACAGCACCGTATGGAGATTCAATACGAACTTCAGTTTCACCATCAATGGTTTGTGAACCAGCACGGTTAATTTTGATGTGGTTAATTGCTGTAACACCGTCTTTAGCCTTTACAGTAACAACATCGCCAACTGAAGGGCTAGCTGGAAGTGTAACGGTAGCAGCAGCGGAAACAGTGCCAAAGAAGTTGTAACCTTCAGCGAGAGTATCGCCGTCAGCCTTGCTAGCAACGTTATTACCAGTAACACTTAGTTGGCCAGAAGTAGCGGTGAGACCGGCGCCTGCCATTGCAGATACAAGATCAGCAATGCTTTCTTTCTTGGAAGTGTTATCGTCAGCATCGATGAAAGCAAAGCTATCAGCACCGACAGCAACAGCAGCAGCAGAAAGTTCGTTGAGATCTAACGCAAGAACACCGGATGAAGCCGCAAGACCGTCACCAGCAAGACCAGTAGCAACATCGTCATTAAGCATTGCATCAGTAACCTTAGTAGCACCGATAGCAGTGACACCAGCGTTAGTGATAGTTATATCGCCGCTTACAGAAACGTAGCCAAGATCAGAGCCATCAGAGATAAGCATCTGGGCGTCAGTACCAAGAGCAAGGTATTGTGGATCGCCTGAAGCATCGCCAGAAATAATTGAACCGCGAGTTATGCCTGCCATCTTAGCAAGAGTAACACCGTTGTCCTTAAGGCGAAGAGCATCAGAGTCGATCTCGATACCAGTATCATCAACACCGACAGCAAGAACACCAGAGCTAGCAGCTAGACCGTCAC